CAATAAATGGGAATCCGTACAGTAAGACAGATTCCCATTCGTATGGAAGATATGATTGTGAGTAAAGAAGTAAGAAATCAATTTTGTGCTTCGTTATAGATGCGTTCAACTACAGCCCACATTTCATCTGGCATTTGCTGTTCTGCAATAGCTTCACAAGACCTACGCATATAATCCAGTTCTTCTTTAGAAAATTCTACCACTAATGGGGTTTCTGCGTCTTTTTGAACGTTCCATTCAATTCGCTTTTCTTCCTTTTTTTCGACTATTTCATAGTCCTTTCTGTCTTGCTCTGAAATAGCAATTTTCCGGGCGATAGACTTTTTCAAATTAAAATCCATAAAATTTCCTCGTTCTGGAAAAATAGAAGGAATAAGCAATCTATCTTTAATATGTAAATCCATAACTTCTTAATGTTTTATCAAGAATAGTCTTTTGTTATAGAGGTGGTTGTTATAAATGATATGATTTTTTGATTTTAACAAGAAATATTGTTATTAGCATTGTAATTATTGCCGATAGATAAATTTTATCTTTATGTAAATCCCACCAACTTAATTCTATAGTCTTTCCTGATGATTTGCAAAGTTCATTAACCCTTTGGTATAGAGAGTCTAGCTTGGATGATATTTGTGAAATGGATATTGATGATGTTTCAGCTGATTCTGTATGCTCGGTATCTTGTTTGTTTATATTAGTTGTACTTTGCTTTATTGGATATTGTTTTCCAGTAGAGTCTGGCATCGACAGATACACTGTTTTATTTTCTAACTTTAAATTACTCAATTTGTCTGCTGTTACTTTAGATTGTTTATCAATATCTATGTGCAGAGAGTCCAGTGAATTACGAAGTTGTTGCAATTCACTGGAGTAATCTATCTGCTGTTGCTTCTCTATATTTTTAGAAGCAGCGCATGAACCAAGCAACAGAATGCAAAGAATACAACTTATGATAGTAATTGGTCTCATACAATACTGATAGTAATGGGTTCCCCTCTTTTTTGTGCCTCTTCAATCTTTTTGTTAAGACAATCGGAAGTATATCTTGATTCAGATAATCGGCCTACAGCTGAATTTTTCCCTACTAAAATGCAACCGGCACTGTCTGCGGCGGTGTTGCCACTATGTATGAGAATACCTTCAAAATGGGGAACATTTAATAATCTTGGAAGATTACGACCGAATTTGGGAGACCAGTTATAGATTATATTATAGGTACCATACGGAATTGCTGACTCTCCATAAACCTTTTTCTCTCCATTATCGAATATTCCATTTTTATTTTTATCAACTATCTTGTCTTCTAGGGTATTACAGAAGAATTCATTATTGATATATAGTCTGCCAATAGTATAAGTCTCTTTTGGCCATAGACGTTCTAATCTTAATTCCATAGTCTTAATCTTTTATTTGTGATAGTAATGTGGCTACTTTTATGCCACTGCTTCTGATATGTTTTCCAACCAGTTGTTTGTCCATCTTTTTGCCATTACAAAACGATAATCCAATAATTCCGGCAGGCTTTTCCCCATCATACAATGTCAATAAGGCTATTTCGCTAATATCGTTAGCTTGAAATTTGTAATATAAGCGTTGGTCTATTTTTTGAATGTCGTCCAACCCACCATAAAAATACCCATCGTCCAATACTTTTGCCACAAGTTTGTATTTTGATAAGCTAAAATCCGCATAGTCTTCGTCAACGTTTGATATACTATCCCTAACTTCTTCAATTCGCATTGAACCGAAAAGGAATGGCAATCCTGTTGTCAGATTTTTACTTCCATTATGAAATTCTATTAACCATGCCCGGTCAGCATTAGTGGTAAATATCATTTTAGATAAAATATGGCGAATATTGGAATCCGCAGATAACCTTGTATTTACTAGATGGTCATGTTGGGCAGTTGTTATTTCGGACATACGATCCAAAAGATACTTTGGATTTAATGCGAAAAATATGATGTAACCACTTAAAAACAACAGAAATAGTCCTTTTATAATGCTGAAAAAGCCATATCTCTTTTGTAGGTTAAGTAATTTTTGAAGCCATCCGATGCCTTTATCCAACTGTTCCATATTAATGTGAAGTAATTTGTACTGATTGGATTGGGATAAACCATTCTAGTTCATTTGCAAATGGCTCATTTAAGCGTACCCATACGCCTTTTGTTTTTTGATTTTGATTCTTTTTAATAATAACCCCATCCCTTCCAATTAACTTTTTCAATTTCCATTCTTTCAATAAAGGGGAGGCAATGATTGTAATTTTTCGTCCTACCATTTGTTCTTTTATTCAACATTATTATCATTATTAGATTGAGGAACAATGACATTGAAAACAATACCAGAGTCACCGTTACCTTTCAATTCAACTTTACTTTCTTGTGCTACCTTTACTGGATACATTTCCATTAAAGCTTTTGATGCTTGCACAGCTACAGAACGTAATGGAGCTGGTGATAGCTCTGTGCCTCTTCGATCTGTATATTTTGCTGTAGAAGTTTCGTCTATAATATGCAATAGTTTTTCTGTTAGACGAGCTTTTAGATCGGCTGTTTCATAATTTGCGATAGCTCGCAACTGATTGATATACTCTTGTACATCATCCCGCGCCATTAATTGTTTTGCCTTTCTTAAAGAGGTATGACTGGAATCATAGAATATATCTTCGTAGCATTTGCGAGCATTTCCAGCATAAGGGTCACAGCCGAAAATGAACAGCTCACAAAAATCAATTTCTTGTTTATTCAACGATTCTGGTTTCTTTAGTTCCATTCTTTAATTGTATTAAAGCCCAGCCGATATGTTCAACTGGGCTTGGTTTACTAAGAATAGCTAGGAAAGGCTTTATGAGTTTGTTTTTTCAACATTACTTTCTAATAAATCTTGCATAACAACCCGTCTGAATAGGTCTTTGAGTCCATCTAGCATACTTTCTATATCTGCAATATTCTGTAACTTATCCCGATTAAAATTTATTTGTAAATCATATCCGGAAATTTCCATAATAGTTTCATGGGTATCTTCGGTTTGTACAGCCAGGATTCTTCGGTCTGAAAGAGTGTTGAACACTACTTCTGGCTCCAGTCCAATTGATTGCGCTTGTTGCTTTTCTTCTTCTGTTACCATATTTTATATTTTGAAATGAACACGTGATTTTTCTGTTTTGGTCATAACCATACTACCATCATCTATGCCGGAAGCATTACGCATCCTTTGGGAACATACCATAGCCACATTGGTCGTTGCTGTTACATCAGCATCTGCATCATGGGCATCATCTAGTTCGATACCAAATTTTTCTGCCATGATTTCCAATTTATAACTGCTCATGCCATCTAAATGAGATAAAGCCAATTGTCCTAAAACGATTGTGTCTATATATAAAGGCTGGAAGTGCCCATAGAAATCTGTTTCTCCTCTCATTAATTTGGCAAATTCTTTCATTTGTCCTCCATATTCCATTAACTGTTGCATGAATCCTATATCAAATCCAATGTTTTGGCCAATTAAGAAGGGTTTTATGTTGCGACCTTTTGATAATATGTTTTTGCGGATAAAATCAATAACCTCTGCCGCAACTTGCTTGATGTCCATACCAAGAGATTCTAACATATCCATTGTTATGGCGGAATAAGTCAGAGCTTTTTCTTCATATTTCATGGGCTGTTCATCGTCTTTATCAAATTTACTCTTCAAAACTTTACGTTTAGCCACACCTTTATCCGGCTGTTTATTATATGGGGATATGTATTTTACATATCTGTCAATTGTTTCAAAAGTATCTATACGTACTGCATGGATTGCAATCTGGGTACATGCGCAATCTTGGCAGTCCAAACCGCCAGTCTCAAAGTCTAAGGTAAAAGCCACGATAATTGGCTTTTCGTTATTAGGAGTTGCCATATTATTTTAATAAACTTAGTGTGAGTTGTTTAACTTTTTGTTTAAATTCTTCGAGTGAATAATTATTATGAATAACATAATCATATTTATTTAAAGGTATCTCTATACGATTCAAATCGCGTTCACATCGCTGTTGGTCGATTCCACAATTTATTCGATCATCTATACTTCTGTCGATATATACAGAAAATATAATAAATGAGTTTGGAAATTTTTCTTTTAAATATTTCAGACCTTTTTCATCAATTACGTATGTACATATCTTCTGCTTTGCCTGTTGCAATGTAGCCCAATATTCATGTTCGCCGAATTGTGTATAAGCTATCATTTCAGACATTTGGGGCTTGTCTTCCGGAGTTACAAACCAATGTTCTTTTCCATTTGTTTCTTCTTCCCTCATGGGACGTGTTGTATATGATACTATTGTTGGAATGCCGTTTTCAGACATGATGTTTGCCATTGTTGTCTTACCGCTTCCAGATGGTCCGACAATAGTCATAATAACTGGTATATTTGCTTTTATTTTCATAATATGTCTATAATTGAAGATTTATATAACTGAAGATTGTTTCCACCTGTATAGTCACTGTATTTAACTTGGGCGGAACATATAAGCATTTTGTTCTTTGCACTGCTAAGAGAACCACCCTTACAAAGTGTTGCCCGGACATTCATCCATTCATCATTCCAGATGACCATTTCTACCAGGTCATTGTTTTGTTGAAGTAAAAGTTTGCAGAAAACTCGATTCTCACCTGTTTTCTTGTCTTTAAACTTTTTCTCCTCAATATCTACAATGTTAGCACAAATAGCAACGCGTTTTCCATCATAATCGGGGTCTTGTATGTTTTTTAAAAGTGCCCAAGATGCTTTTCCTTTTATTTGGGGCTTTGCTTCTGAATTGTCATAAATACGTTTATAGTCGATAGCTCCAATGCCACTAATTGCGATTTGCTGTTGACTCCAGAAATAATGTTTGTTTCTCAAATCTTCCGGTATATCTTTTTCGGATATTTCAAAACCTAAACATTTTGCGGCTTTTTCTAAAATGGCATATCGTTCTATGACTGATTGGGCATTTTCTACTTTGTCAAAACATCCGGATAATATTAAATGACGGACATGTCTTGCATTAACTGGGCATTTAGTAGCTTCATTCGGGTTGTCTGGATCATCCCAATATTTGTACAGCTTTAATTTATACCGGAATATTCGTTCTATAAAGTTTTCAATAGAACTAAATTCTCCGCGTACATTTCGTTCGTTTATAATCCATTCTGTAGCTTTAGCTCCCAACATTTTAATACGAGAAAGAGACCAAAAAATTTTATTGGTTTCATAGTCTGTAATAAAGGTTCCGCCACTTACATTTATATCTGGTGGAACTATTTTTGCTTCACTGCATAGTTCCATCTCACTCATTAATGTAGGAATTTCATCATCTTTAGCCCATTGAAGAGCTATGGTATAAAAAGCTGTAGGGTAATTGGCTTTAAGGTAGGCTCCGGCATAGGCGGTAACAGCGTAAGCGGTTGCATGACTTTTGTTAAAAAGATAACCACCAGCTACCTCAAACATGTGCCATATTGCTTCTGCATCTTCTTTTGGGCACCCATTTTCATTAGCTCCGGCCATAAACTTGTCTCGTAAGGCAAGAATCTTATCTACTTTTTTCTTGGATATAAGTTTTACCAATTTGACACCTTCACCTAAACTGAATTTTCCAACTTCGCGTGCAATCTGTGCTAGCTGTTCCTGGTAACACAGCACACCATAAGTATTCTTCATGGCATTGTATGTTCCCCATAGATATACAGGATCTGCATCTCCCAATTTGCAGTCTACATATTTATCTGTAGATCCGGAATCTAGTGTTGCTGGACGAAATAAGGCATTGGCTGCGATTAAATCTTCAATTTTATCTGGTTGCATACTTACCAAAAATTTAGTCATCCCTTTAGATGAAAACTGGAAGATATTTTGGGTGTATCCCTTTTGTAGTAGTTGATATACTTTAGGATCATCTAGTCCGCTTTGCACGATATTTTGAAAAGTAATATCGGTATGATATTTATCATTACATATATTGATGACAGCTTGTAGTTTTGACAATTCCTTAATACCAAGACAGTCATTTTTTAGTAATCCCTGTTCGTCTAATGAATAACCGTCAAATTCAGAAATCAACACACCGTCTATTTTTTTTATAGGAGTAAAATCAAAGCATTCCAAATCTTTTCCATCTTTTGAATCTGGGGTTACTAGTAGGGCAGAGGCATGAACTGATGAAGAACGAGGTTGTCCCATCAAAGTACGAATATCTTCAATTACTTGTGGGTATTCCATTATGAAGCTATGTACCTTTTTATTAGTAGCAGCCATTGTAAACAGGTCTGTCCAGCTCATATTGTCATCTTCAAATATAGCTGTGATATAATTTACAATATTTACCGGTACTCGATGTACACGCGCTACATCTTTAAGCACTGCTTTCAACTTTAAAGTCGTAAAGGTTCCGGCAGAAAACACACGTTGTTTACCATCATGGTTATAACGGCGTTCAATATACTCTTTTACCTCTTGTCTACGGTCTGATTGGAAGTCTACATCCACATCTGGAAGGGAACCTCCAGGACCTTGCAAATAACCACTGTCCACAAAACAATCTATGGCTTTCACCTCTGTTGAAGATGTTTTATATTTAACTGATATGACTTTCATTTTTAATTAATCTAACCGTTTACCATAATAGTTACCTTCTGATTTGTATGCCCTTTCAAAATCAATTAGAGCATATTCTGGAATAATCATTTGTTTGGTGATAAAAGCATCTGAAACGATGCCTTCCAGCGTTCTACATCGGCTAAGGGCTACATATAGTTGTCCAGGACAAAAAGTATGTGATACATGAATGATAATTTTATCGAATGTAAGTCCTTGGCTTTTATGAATGGTAATGGCCCATGCCAATGTTAATGGGAATTGAGTACATGAACCAATTTCTTCTTTTACAATCTCATTATCTTTTAAAGTATATTGCGTATTACTCCATGTATAACGCTCAAATTTGATAGTCCGGCCATTATCCATACGTACTGTAATTACGTTATCTTCTAATGCGGTCACAATTCCAAGCATACCATTATAATAACCCTTTAATGAGTCGTTAACCAATGACATAACTCTTGCCCCAACTCGAAGTTTTAAATGTAAATCACATGGTATAGATGATTCTGGGAACTTATCCTTGATAACTATATCATAGTTTCGTATCTCTTGTTCCCCTAATTTGTCGGCATTAATTTTCTCAACATCAGCTTTGTGTGTACAAATATGGATGTATTCGTTATCATAACTGCTACTAATTTTGCGGTCTTTCAATTCGCTTAATAAATCCAGTTCATCGGATGTTACTTGGTAATTACGAATATTGTTGAGTACATTAATAAATTCAGGTTCTGTTTGCCTGAATATTTTTGTTAGCTCTACAATGTGGAAACCTGTGCGTTTGAAAACTAAGGCGTTGAAAAAGAAAAAGCCATCATAAAAGTCAGACAATATTTCTCTTTCTTGTTTCTTTGTTACTGGAGGCAATTGAAAAAGATCGCCAAACATTACTACTTGTACACCGCCAAATGGTTCATCACTTTCGTAAACCCACCGTAGTTTGCGATCAATGGTGTCCAGAATATCTGGACGTACCATGCTTATTTCATCAATAATCAGCAACTCCATTTTGAGCAATAGTTCTACCTTGTATTCTGAAAATTTGTTTTCCAGTCGGTCGTAAGGTGTAATAGGTCCAAAAGGAATGCCAAATAGACTATGCAATGTAACGCCCCCTGCATTAATGGCTGCTATGCCTGTTGGGGCAGCTACAATGCAATTCTTCCCGGATTTTTCAATTAGATATTTTAGAAATGTAGTCTTTCCAGAACCGGCTTTACCTGTTACGAATACATTATTCTCATCATCTTGAATGAGATTCATTATTTTTTGCATCTCTTCTGTCAAAATCATATCTTCCATACCTTTTTATTTTTCGATTTTTACATATAAATTGCAATGACAAACATCATGTTCTCTATACGAACTGCACGGACATCGTTTGTCTTCGGAGTCATTGTGGCATGGACACTCGCCATTATTGGCTTCACATCTTTTGAGGATGGCATTAACTACCTTGTCATTGGGATTTAAATCCCATCCCACTTTTCTTAAAATTGGAATCATAATCAAATTTCGTTTAGAGTAAATAAAAGATCTCGATTATCAAATTGAATATCATCGTCAGTTTGCAGTTCATCTGCATATACTACAATAGGATCATCCATTCCGGCACGTTTCACAAGTAACTGTGCGTCTTTGTCTATTTTATAAGTTTTATGATTTTCTAATGTAACTTCGATATATTGATTGGAATCTACGTCATCTCCAATAATGGTTACATCTGAAGGGTATAGTCCGGCACGTTCAGGGAGAAGGAAGCGTTCAAATAACAAATCGTATTTTATTGGATCTATAAGTGTTATTCCTAATAGGTATAAAACTAGACACCCTCCAGCAGAACCACGTCCGCATCCCACTAATATTCCATTTTTGCGTGCCCAATTAACAGTATCATATTGTACGAGCATGTAATCTACGTTGTTGGTTGATTCCAATACATAAATCTCATAATCTAATTGTTTGCGATATATATCTTCTTTACCTTTGGGGACCAATTTGTTGAACCCATCTTCCAGCAAATCCAAAAACATTTCATGTCGGTTGGCGTACTTTGATTTTTCATTGTCAGCCATGTCATATTGAGGCATAAAGTTGCGTTCAATTTCATATCTAGCTTTTGCCCCTTCAGCAATCTTAACAGTATTTTCACACGCCCAATTGAATATATCCTCTATGTCCCATTTGTGTTCATCAAACAAGCCAGACATAGTAGTCCAATGTTCGTCCAAGTCCTTAAAATATTGGTCATCACTTTGTTCATGTGCTGCCCCTTCAGCAATTTTGTTAAGGATGATTTTGTTTTTTGCATCATCTTTGTCCAAATAATAGCAGTCACAAATTAATACTGGAGGTAGATCGCCTGTATCATATATGTAGTCAAAGTAACATTTTGTGGCATCTAGTACTTTAATATCAATACGTTCAGCTTTGAATTCCGATAAATCTAATTGATAAAAGCAATCGTCAAAACTATCGAAAAAACGGTCAAGATTATTACCTATTTCTTTCAACCAAAATGACGCATATTTGCTAAATACAATTATATTACCGGCTCCATGTTTTAGAAGATCTTGTAAATCAATGATTTTATTTTCTGAATCTACATTTATACATTTTTGAATTCTAAGCAAATTTTGAAGTCCTTCTTGTGACTGACAGTATATTTTGGCATCTATCTTTTCGATACCATCAGTGAATGTAAGTGAATATCCAAACACCCATTGAATGCCAGCAGCTTCACACTCTTTTTGAAGAATAAGGGTTGCTGCCATTGTATTGTAATCACAAATACCTAATGCGGATTGTCCTAAGTATTTGGCTTTTTTTATCCAATCTGTTAGCGAAAAACTTCCATTGAGCAATTCAAAAGGGGTATGTATGCCTAAGTTTACAAATTCTTGGGCATGGTTTAATGGCTTCCTATTGCCTACATACTTTAAAATTTGAAATTCAAAGTCTTTTCTTGTGTCATAATAATACCAGTTGTCTCCAAATTGAAATACTATATAATTAATGCCTTCTTCTTGTAATGTTTGAATGTTTTCCATTGTATTGAACTTGATGTTGTTGTCAGCATCAGTACGGAAGATGGACTTAATCATACTGGTATCTTCATAGTACATTTTACCAAAGCCCGTGATTTCAATAACATCTTCGTCTATGATATTGAAACACATCTTGTTATTATCTAGCCAATTTAATAAATCAGGATTCATATTTGAATTTTGTTTAATTTATATTCGGTTAAAGTTTTCAGTCCAAAAGCGAACGTGTCATATATTTCCCAAAAGTCCATACTGTCAAAATCTTGACTGGAGTTCTCAATATCAGCAACGTAGCAATCAAAATATTCATTTAGTTGTTCACCTGTTTTCTTTATAGCTTCTACAGCATCCCCATCATACCCAATGACAATTGTATGAACTCCTTTTGCCTGTAACTTATAAATTTGTGTATCAGAGACTTTCTTCCCAAACGTAGCAACAACAGCCACAGATGGGTTATTATACAGGTTTAATTTTCGCGTAAGTGCAATGACATCAAATACTCCTTCTACAAGGATTACGGTATCTGTTTCGTCTTCAATTATACTATCATAGTTGTATAATAATTTGACAAAATCGTTTTCAGTGCTATTCCTATAACGCATAATTTGGAATTTTCCATTATGACTTGCTTTACGGTTATATTCATCAATATCAGCTTTATCCCAAATATGCCGGGAAATATACCCAACAATATCTCCATTGTCTATAATCGGAAATATTACATAATCATCAAACTTAAAGTTCATGTTACGTGTAGTGCCAACAGGAAAGAAATCGTAATCTTCTTCAGTAAATCCACGTTTTCTTAAATACCGATTAAAATGAGTGCGCTTATAATATTCAGGCATTTCCACAACACACAGAGAGTCATCTATTTCCCTGTCATCGTTTTCCAGAAAAGAGAAATCATTAATTTTTTTATCTCCATTCAGATCAAAAGTATCTGTTATAATTAAGTCCTGACGGCCTATATCTGTTAGCAATTGTTCTAATGTCTGGGTTGAACGTCCACACGAAAAGCAGTGTGCCATAAAAAGCTTTTTCCTTTCGGTTGCTTTACCTATATATATACCGTATTTCCCTCCTTCATGCCCACAATAGGGGCACTGGGGGACAATCAAGTTCTTTCCGCTACCATCCGGTTTTGCATGTAGTTCAATAGAAAGTTCTTGGATTATATACTCTTTTTCTTCTTTACTCAATTCCATATTACGCAACTTTGCTGATATTTAATGTTCTTGCTCTGTCATAAAAACATTCGTTATCATAATCAGTAGCAATTTTAAATGGGTCTCCTTTTTTGAAAAATCGTGATTTTGCAACATTTAGGCGCATGACATTTTCGCGCATTTCATTGATGCTTTGATTAAGAGTAATAAGATGAGTCATTGGTCTGCTCAAACCTTTGGCTTCTGAACAATTATATTCAGTCAATACATTTTGTTCATCGTTAAGCCACTCTCTATTTTCTATAGTTGCCTGATAAGTCACAACCATCCAGACATTTTCGTCACCTGCCAAGTCTTTTAAATCATTAGCTACAGCAACTCGTTTGTGGCGTTCTCCATTTTCTGACCATCTACGTCCGCTGGAATCTGTTAACAAATCCATAGAATCTATGATAACAACATCTGGAGATATGCCATAGATTTTTTTGTATTCAGCAATACCATTTTTTATATCAATGGTAGACACTTGATTAGCGAACTTTGGAAAGGATTTGACCTTTAGGGTGCCAGACATTGCTTTGATTTCTTGTATCATTCGTTCTAATTCCCGGTCTTTTAGTGTACCAGTACTATAACGATAAGAATTACAGGAAACTAGTGACGCGGCATAAGCATCCACAACTTCATCTTCAGAACCTTCTAACTGGAAATGAAGTACGTTTAATCCGTCTATTTGAGAGGCGCATTTTCCAATCCAACGTGCGGCATGACTTTTCCCAACACCAGTAGGGGCTAAGAAGCATGTTAATTGAGTACGTAAATCTCGTCCACCGTTCATTTCATCCAGACCATCAATATAAAATCTGGTGATTGGTTTAAATCTTGACTCTTGATTGTGTTTTTCTCTATTACGCCTAAAACGGGATTCAAAGGTTTCGACTACATCAACAAAAGAGTTTTGACGCAAGCTGAAATCATTTTGCCATTCTGCAAATGATTGGAGCAACTTCATTGCTTTGTCACGATCCTGTTTTGCATAAAGTTCACCTATCTCTTTGTAAGTCTTTTGAAATTTTACTTGTCTTAGATAATTTTCAAACTGTTCCAATATAATTTCCGGCTCAACTCCTTCGGCGCAGTCTTTTATATCTTCTAAAAGTGCTGAAACCTCTCTGTTGACAGAAACCATCTGGCTGATAATATTAAGGGTAGGGGATGATTTGTGTTCTGCGAAGTATTTGCACAGATACCCCTGCAATGCTTGAAAATCTCTACCAGGCAGGTACGATTTCTGCATATATTCACACACTAAGCTACATACATAGTCGTATGTAAAACAAGCGTAATATAATTCAAATAAGAAATCTTCTGTTAATACGTTATCTTCTTTCGCCATATTCTTCGAGTCTTATTCGGTATAACTCTGGATATTTTATCGCGGTTTCTTGCTTGCATTTCTCAACATTTGTGCATATTTGACATGCTGGAGAGAATGGACTCCACATCAATGTGGATGTAGAGCATATTAGAAACCCAATATCTGTGTTGATACTCCGTTTCTTAGTGCATTCTTCAGATGGCATATAAATATACTTAGACTGAGGATGCTCTTTTTTACAGATTAGTGAATTTAGATAGGCTCTGGTTAGATTGGCTTCAGATAACCATTGGTCTTCCAGATATTGCTTGGATTTGGAAGACATTGATAGATATTTTTGAAGAGCGGTAGTCCCAAATGTTTTTGGAGCTAATGTACGTTGATATTGGGCATTCCTGTTTTTATGAAGCTGGAATACACAATAGTCTACAAGTCGTGAAGTATTAAATTCTCCACCACAAATTTGAGTAAAGTTGACAATAAATTTGGATAGTTGGCGTTTGGCTTGCCCTCCCTCTGGGAATGAGAAGGAGGGGGCTACCAAACGCTTGGCTATTTCTGTATATACTGTCTTAATCTGTTTCGTCAGTCGTTCTTCTTTTTCCATCACGAGTCAATAGTTGTTGAAGTTGTTGACGCGCCAAGAATAATCGACTTTTGACAGTTTCGATATTGCGAGATTCTAAGGCACCGTTCCGATATTCGATTTCGGCAATTTCTTTGAGTTTATATCCTGCCTGTTGATACAAAAGTGCGCTTCTGTATTGTGGTTTCAACTGTTTTAATGCAGCTAAAACATCATCGCTGTATAACTCTTGATAATTGTCAATACCCATTACGTTAGAGCTTACTTCGTCAAAATCTACAATAGATTCACTGGAAGAAAATGTTTCCACATCGTTATCATCACTCAACATGTCTTGATGCCTTTTTTTACGTTGATCCAAATCAAAAACACATCGTTTGGTTACAATATGAAGCCAGGTTTGTACAGAACGCTCTGGATTATATGTCTCGATATATTTATACATGTTGGTAAGCACTTCTATGTAATTGTCTTCTATGTCAGAAGGATTAAAAGTATAGCGCATACATAACTTGTATATCATTCGGTTGTACGGTGTTACGTATTTATCAAATAGGGCTTTTCGCCGTGCAGCTACTTCATCACTTATTATTATGGGTTCTGTGGTAACTGCTGAGTATGTCTCTTCCACGCCTCTTGAACATTGAGCACAAACAAGTGATCCGAGTTCATCAATTTGTGGACTTCACAATACTTCTTCCACTTATTATTACTAGAGATAAAATTACTTCTTACCTCGTTGTCTGTTGGCTGGGGTTGTTTACTAAGGAATTCGTAAAAATCTCCTAGCAAGCTTCCTAGCATCATTAAATGGGGCTGGCCTTCTCTTTGTTGCCTACGCCTTATGTTTCTTGCGTAACTCATTTTCTGTCTAAAGTTTGTATATTCTTACATAATATTTGAAGATGTGGGTTGCATCAGCCATGTTGTCATCGACTGGTGTAATATTCCATCGTTTGATGCAATATTCAATCATCTTCTTTTTGTCAGCTTTTCCGTCACCGGTTGCCCATTTTTTTACTGTGCTAACGTTTATGAATTTTGGTTCCGGGAGTCCAAGCTGGGCGCATATCAGATATAATATGCCTCTAAATTCGGATAGTTTTCGCGCTGCAATGAAATGCTTTGAAACGCATACATCTTCGGCGATAATCAATTTGATGTTGTATTTTTGGATAAATTCAACCAGTGTGTCATAAAACATTTTATGTTGCTCGGTCGCATTTTTGCCTTTTCTTTGGGTAAAATTCCATGTTCCTGATTCATGGGTTGAGTAATATCCACAGTGCTCTGCTATATCTAATGCAAGCACATTATCACGTGTAATTTGATTTATTGACTCATTTTTAATGTTTTTTGATTCGTTAATCATTCTATGTATGAAACGCCATTAAGTTTATTGACTACAGTCTTGTATGGGTAGCCTTCAGCTATATTTCCATGACTGACTACCAAAGATGTAATCTGTAATTGATTGAGGGCATCAAAAATGTTGGAAAGCCCTTGTTCGTCAGTGGCTTCTAATATCTCATCAAGTATCAGGAGATCTAGTCCTTTATCGTCATCGCAATTTACATTGGTAAGTTTGTGCATTGCCAAAATATTAGCCAGATTAACTCTTGCTTTTTCACCTTCTGAAAATTTATCAAAAGAGCCACAATCTACACCATCGCGAATAAGAGAAATAGAAATCTTATCTCTGATTTTTCCGCTTTTTAAGACTGTAAAACCGGAAAATGCAATACGAATGTCACTACCAATGGCCTCCAGAAACTCGTTAGTTATGTGACTAAGAGCATCAATTTTAGTATTAGCCAGATGGGTTTTAAATTCAGTAAAGGTTGCTTCTTGCTCTTTATATGAATTTAATTTCCGTTCAATAGTTTCTTTTTCAGAAATGGCTAATACCAATTCTTTCTCATATTTTTTCTTGTTGGCTTTGAGAGATTCTATCATGTCAGTTTCGGAAGAGTTTTCGATGTCACGAATAGATTCTTCGTATGACTGAATAGCTCCATTAGCATTGTTAATATTCAACTCGGCCTGCTTTGCTTCGTATTCTTGCTTTCTAATAGCTTCATCTAATATTGCATAAGAATCATCAAATAAATTAGTACGCGCATCATCAATGGATTTCTGAAGGGTATTCATTTGATGCTGGAGGGTTTGCATTTTATTGGTTAAATAAGACGTATTACGTGATAATTCATCCAATGCCGTACAAGTCTCGGTAATCTTATTCGACCATTCTATTTTACTACGATTCAATTCATCCTGTTCTTTACGAGCTTCGCGTCCTTTTGTTGTAATATCTGAAATGCGTTTTTCATTAGCCTCAATATTTTGGAGAATGTCTTGTGTCTCTCCATTTCGGTCTTGCAATCTTAGTTTAACCTCGTTTATATCTATATCATTAGCCAATGTGAATTCATGTTGACATTTAGGACAAACGATAATTCCGGCAAGTTGTTTTTGGAGGCTGGCTATATCTGCTTCCAACTTAGTCCTTTGTGATCTAAGATTACTATTCTCGGCATCCAACTTTTTAATAGAATCCAATAATTCATTTATTTGATTCTCAATTTTGGTGGATTTCTTTTTGAAGTTTTCTTGAAACTTCTCATGTTGTTTTAACAGCTTCTCATAAGAGGATTTGGCTGTTGCAATCTTTTTCTCATGCTGAATCAGCTGTTGTTGTACATTGGAATATTCTGTTGTAACAACCTCCAATTCTTTCTGATTTTTAATTGATATAGCTGCAAAATCCTTAGGTAATGGCAAAGCGCATGAAGTAAAACGTTCTGAAATAATTTCAAAACATGCACCGGTATCTTTTTTACTGTTTTCCAGTTTTTGCAATACTTCATCTGTTTTATCATATTGCTCCAGTAACTCGTCACTTTTATTTATGAGAACATTTTGCTCACGGATATAAGCTCTTTTCCCGGCAATAGCTTCATTCCAGTTTGCTATACGTTCAGCTTTCTTTTGTGAACGCTCTGTTGATTCTGTAATAGCTGTGTTGATTTGCTCTTGTAATGTTTCAACACGTCCGGTATGATTCGCTACATTCAATTCTGCTTGTTTTAATGATTCTTGAATCGGTATCATATCCTCTTGTAATGCAGCGATAGATTCATCCACCATTACACCATTACTGAAACGATTAATGATTTCTTTTTTCTCGCGATCAGAACTGGAGAGAAATGACGAATATTTGTGCTTAGAAAGAATGAAGTTTGAGAAAACATCATCTTTAGTCAGCCCCAGTGTTTCAAGTATAAATTTATTGTAATCTGCAACTCCGGCTTGTTCTATATGTTTTATGTTACAATCAGTTTCATCATCATATATAGAAACTTTGATTATCTGTGCTGTTTTACGGGAGATAACACGTTTAATAGATAAGTACTCTCCTGTAGTATTATTCTGGAGCAAAAGGGAAACGGTCGCTTCATCTTCTGCATCATTGATTATCTCATCCATTTTTATTCTACGAAGAGTTTCTCCGGTTATCCCAATGGCGATTGCTTCTAACATAGCAGATTTTCCGGAACCATTTGAACCTTGCGAATCATTATCCATATTGTTGCCAAAAATCAGCGTTGTATGTTTTTGCAACAATGTATAATCCAATTGCTTAAAGGCGCATAGGTTTTTTGCGTAAACTTGTCTTAATGTCCACATACTAACTGATTTTATCGAGGTATTGCAACCCCATTTCTATATTTATGATTCCTTTGTTAGCACAAAAACTAGTATATTCTTGTTTAATACCAGATTTGTCGAATTTTTTATCTAAAGAGTGGGCTGTTGTTTCTGTAATTTCTACGTCTTCAGTAACAATTTCCACTTTTGAAGATCCCGCTTCCAGAAGTTTTTGTTTATCAATATTTGGAGCTTCTTGGCTTGTACAACTGATTCTTGTTTTAATCTTGTATCTTCCATCCGCTTTCATATCATCCAGCTTATCAATTAGTTTTGAATTGATTTGACTAGCTTTTATGTCCAAAACTTTGTAGCGAATATTAACTTGGTTCTTTATGAATTCATGGCTACCATCATCATATATAATGGTATAGCCCTTTTCTTCATCTTCGCCAAAATTATGTTGCCTGGAAGAACCTATGTATTCAATGTTGGTACCTTTGATAATACAACGATTGTGATAATGTCCTACAAGAACTGTATCAAAATCACTGAAAATGTTCGTGGGCAGTTCTTTTTCATTAGGCGTGCTAAGTGCCCCGTTTATTCCTTCGTGAATATATAGGATATTATGTACAGACGCGTTCAATTCCGCCTTTACCATTTTTTTCAGCCGTTCTACGAAACTTCCGTTTTCTGGAAAATAGCTCATTATATATAGTTCTACATCGTTGCTAATATTAATAATCGAATAGTCATCAACAACATAGACATGGGGGTATTCACTAAACAAATGACTATACCCTAGAACTGATTCCTGGTCAACTTTACAATGATTTCCTTCGGCAACGGTAATGCTTATTCCGGCTTTAGTGGCTTTTATGATAGCTTGGCGAACAGCCATGAGTGTGCTAAGTGTTTGAGAAGAGCGTGATAACCACAAATCTCCACCAATTATCATATCTTCAATCCCATATTGATCGCATATATATAAAGCCTCGTCCCAGTTTTTTTGAAATTCTGGAATATTGTCTTTTGATACATGTATATCATTCAACAATAAGGCACTTGGTATTTTCTTGCTCATTGTGATTCAATTTAAATAGGGACATATTAATATTAGTTAGATATGCCCCTATAATGCTAATACAAAAATGAATTATCTTCTTCTACGTTCAGGACGTGCGGCTCTGCGTTCACGGACTGGGTTTGCAGCCGGTTCATTGGTGTCGTCATTATGTTCACCACGTCTACGAACAGTATGAGTAGGAGCGGGGGTTGGTTCTGGTTCCTCTTCCGGTTCTGGCTCTAAAGGCGTGTCTTCCGGTTTGGTGTCGTTTTGTGTATTGTCATCTTCGTTGTTGCTGCCATCTTTAGCAACTTCCAACGCGTCTTCAATGTCATTCAGCAAATCTTCATTTGTTTTTCCACGAGTGACACGGACATTTAGCTCATTGGCATCAATATATTCGCGAATTGCATCACGTAAGTCTTGCCCTTCTTCGCTCTTATCACCAATACCGCGTTCATTTAGTTTTTCCCAGAGGTTCCACAATGAATCCAATTCGTTGTCTGATGGTTCCTCATTATCACCGCTGTTACGTTCTTTTTTGTCAAAAGAGAAATGGGATTTATCATCAGGATGAAGCTCCATTTTAATCTTTTCAATAGCTTCTGTGATCTCTTTGCTGCTCATCACATCCATTTCCATTTTAGCATCGTATTGCTTCAAGAACTCAATGGTAGCCTCCATGTGGAAACGTGAGTAACGGTAAATAGCTGCCGGGATACGCTGTGTTTCCAACAACGAACTGACTTCCTCTTCAGATAGAGGTTCGGCACCGGAAATTGTATCAATGTTGAATGTGTAAGTGGTTTTCTTGTTTTCCTCTTTACGAGTAATTTCTACCGGGAAAGCATCTTCCAAAGAAGAGATAGGGCACAAACATTTAGGATTCTTTTCCAGAAGCTTCTTCCATATAGCCAGTTTGCGATCCTCCAAATCTTTGTATTGTGAATAAGACAGGATAAGTAAATGAATACCTTCTTCACGGTTGTCCAAATCTAAAATATACATGGCACGTTGAGAGTTCCATTTTAGACCACCATCAAAGCCTGAACCTTTAATCTTTTTCATCAATTTTTCATCACTGCCATACTTATTTTCAGCAACTTGAAGATAAGTGTCAATTAGGTCTACAGATAATCCGGCATAGCTGGAATGACAGATATTTACAAAGAACTGTTTGTCTTTTTTTCCTGTTGGACGTGGGTTGTCCAGTTTCAACACCTGTGTTTTGACCGGATATTCGTACCCCTTACGTTCTAATTTGTAAGAACCGTCTGGTTGCTCGGCTGGTGCCAAGGGAAGGATACGCACAGTATAAGTTCCTGCGGAATCCATACGGAAATGTTTGGTACGTTGAAATGATTGGCTCTCATCGGTATTTTTTTTTACCGCCTCTTCATAAGTTTCTTGATTCTCCGCAAAGAGGGCATACGGATTTTTAATCATCTCTTCCATAAAATGAAAATTATTTGTTTAATTTAGAGAGGGGAAGATTCCACTGTTCGGTATAAGCTCCAGCCCAAAGTTCTTTTGCTTCTGGCATTTTGGTTTTATCTTTCAACATAACCTTAATACCCCATTCAGTGTTTACATGATGAATGATTCTCTCAATAACTTCATTCATCTCACTTGCTTTTTCATTTTTGAGGTTAAAGTATTCATACTTTTCACCTCCGGGAAGATCACAGACATGAATCGGAGCATAAATTTCCTCAAAATATCTGTATAGGGCATCTACTGGCGGGTGTGTAGGCAATTGTTCTGAAATTGTCTTCAGTACTACACCAAATAGATACTTCAATTGTGGTAGAGATTTGTTTTTGGTATCGTCCATAATAAGAATGGTGTAATCACCATCTTTCAAATTTCCAATAGCCAATTCGATCTCTTGTTTTGCTGCCTTATTGTCTTGCACAATAAGACGTGCTTGACCATGCAACATACTATCATTTTTCAAAGAACACTGCAAAGATAATTGTATCAATTTAACTATCAAAATAAAACCAAAAATATTTTTTGAATAAAAATATATATTACTGTGTTACAGATGTATAA